TAGCAGAAGGCACTTTATGGTTTGACGCAGACCTAAAAATAGAGATTCTTAAAAACGCATATGTCGGTGGTGTTCAGAAATGGCAACAACATGCATGGTCCGAAGACACTAACGGTGTTATGGGCAATGAATTACAACTACGTTCAGGCATGCCAACAAAACGTAAAGATGGTACAACAAATCTTTACACTGGTGATGTATGGGTTGATAGTGATGCTATGCCTTATCCACATATCTATCGTTGGAGTGGATCAGAATGGGTCAAGCTAGACAATGCTGACCAATCATCTAGCAATGGTGTGATATTCTCACATTATTCAGACCTCCCTCCACGTGATGAAGACGGCAACGTAATGTCTCGTACAGTACATGCTAAGACTACTAATCCAGAATTAGCACCAGAAGGTATGTACATGGTAAACATGGATTACTCTACTTACAATGTTAAAAGATATACTAACGGTAAGTGGGAATGGGCATCAGGTATTAACCTAGATGGTTCAGGCAAATTCGGTAAACCAGCACAACGTCATATGGTTGTAGAAGCTATGCAGGCGGCAGTTGCAGGTAACGATGGTATTCGTTCAGAAGGCGTTTACTTTAACTTGATTGCATCTCCTGGATACCCAGAGTTAATGGACGAAATGATTGCTCTAAACAAAGATAAGAAAGAAGTTGCTTTCGTTATTGGTGATACACCAATGGACTTGAAATCAGATTCTACATCTTTGAAAACATGGGCAACAGACAATGTTCCAGCAGAATCGTATGCGGCAGTTTATTACCCACATGGTCTTTCAACAGACTTATCAGGTAATGATGTTGTTATTCCATCATCAGCAATCGCATTGCGTACTATTGCATTCTCAGACCAAGTATCATTCCCATGGTTTGCTCCAGCGGGCTTGACACGTGGTGTTGTAACGAATGCAAGTAAAGTAGGTTATGTAAACGATGAAAACGAATTTGCACAAGTTCGTTTAAGCAATGGGCAACGTGACGTACTATACACTTCACGTGTTAATCCAATCGCAGACCTTCCAAACCAAGGTCTAGTAGTTTATGGGCAGAAAACAACACAGGCATTTGCATCAGCACTTGACCGTGTTAACGTTGCAAGACTTATTAACTACATGCGTTTTCAATTGGATCAACTTTCACGTGGTTTCTTATTCGAACAGAATGATAAAATCACACGTGATAACATGCGTGATGCAGTAGAACGTTTCTGTGGTGAATTAGTTACTAATAGAGGTTTATATGACTTCTTAGTAGTATGTGATGAATCAAACAATACACCGGCTCGTATCGATAAGAATGAGTTATGGGTAGATGTTGCAATTCAACCAGTGAAAGCTGTAGAATTCATCTATATCCCACTACGTATCAGAAATACAGGCGAATCTCTAGCATAAGCTGAGATAAACCAATAAAAATCATGAAAACCCGGCAGTTATGTCGGGTTTTTATTAACTACAACTTTAATTATATTCATATTAGATAAATACTCTTATATAAAGTAAAGTTTCGAAACTTTTTAGGAGACAAAAACATGGCAAGAACATTAAATACTTTCGGTGTACCTACAGACAGTGGCGATGGCGTAACTGGCTCAGGTATTCTACAGCCTAAATTAAACTATCGTTTCCGTGTTCAAGTAGCAGGCTTCGGTGGTGTAACTACGAATACAACCGAATTCACAAGACAGGTTATGAACGTAACTCGTCCAAAGATTACACACGAATCAATTCCTGTAGATTCATATAACTCTCGTATGTACATGATGGGTAAACACACATGGGAACCTATCACAATTACTCTACGTGATGATATTGCAAACAATTTAACTAAACTAGTAGGTAGACAAGTACAGTCACAGTTGAACCACAGAAATCAATCTGGTCCAGCGGCAGGTACTAACTACAAGTTTTCTACATTAATTGAAATACTTGACGGTAACTCAGGCAATCCAAACGAACAATGGCAACTAGAAGGTTGTTTTGTTCAGAATGCAGATTATTCTCAGTCAGATTACTCAGTTTCAGATCCAGTAACTATCGCACTTACATTACAGTACGATAATGCTGTGTTCACTGATACTGAAATTATGCCTGATACGACATTTACAAATAATTCAAGCATTCTTGGTTAATCTTGAGGTAGGCTATTATGGCTACAGATAGACAAGGCGGTAAAAATAAACCAGGCAATATTGTAGTCCAGGATAGCAGTAACGCCAGAAAAAGATTTGGGTTCGACGGTGTCGGACCCATTACATCCGCTCCAAAATTGGGAGACATGTGGTATGTTGAATTCCACCAAGTCAACCGAGGAGTAGGACAGACACTTCCAAACAACAAATTCGTAAAATCAGTAGGTGGGATTAACATTTCTACTTCTACTGTACCAATAGATAGGTACGGTAAAAGAGTACATATTCCCACACGTGTAGATTTTGGTGAAGTGGCAATTAGCATGTATGATACTATCAATGGTGATGGTTTTCATTTAATGAATAATATCTATAATAGATTTTTTAAGAATGGCGCTATACCAACTGATAGTGCAAATATAGAAAATAGTATTAAAGATATTAATCAAGGTAGAAAATTTCCAGATAGTGGAAAAGCATATCATCAGAACTTTGAAAAAGTTGTTATATTTCATTTTTTCGGAAACCTAGACAGAGAGACTGGCGGAACTGGTAAAATACAAAAGATTACGTTAGTCAATCCAATTGTAACATCTATTAATTTTTCAGCAAGTGACTATGCAGATAGTAACTTAAAAATGATTGATTTTAATTTGCAACCAGAAAATATCACATTCGAAACAGTTGCAGATGAGATAACATTCCCTACATGGATGACAGACGGTCAGCCATATATATTAGAGTCTTTATTTTCTCAATCAGGCACAAGTGATATTTTACAACATGACCAATGGAATGATAAACTTAATGATTTATTAACACAAATGAAAAAAGATCCAAGTGATGTAAATAGTGCAACAAACCCAGCACCTGATGACACACCTTGGAAGATTAATACAAATCAACTTGCTAATCAAACAGCAGAACAAGCCGCACTAATTAATAAACAAAAATTAGACGAATTAACAAGATTAAATAATGCAGTAGAGCAATCTAAGTCTGTTAACATGAATGAATTCAATGGTCAGGATATTGATCCAGTACAATTTTCAAATGTTCTACAAGCACAGAATGATATTGCACAAGCAAAATTCGAAGAAGCAAAATCAAGACACCAGTTTGTTGAAGCAGTTTCAACAGAAGCTAGATTTAGCGACCCATTTACTCCAGAAACAAAATATCCACAAGTAGCAGATTTTGCCAATATTGGCAATACATATGATGGTGGTACCGGATCATACGGCTCAAGCAATTTCGGTGGAGCAATAAAAAATGAATTAGTAAATGCGTTTTTTAACGGAAGAAGTATTAATTGGGGCAATATTAAAAACTCAGCGGCTCAAGGAATAATAGGAAACTCTGGTATAGGCTCTTTACAGAATCTAAGTAAAACTAGTCAGAGTAAATATGGGATATTGGGCGATTTAGTTAGAGACGGTATTAATAATTCAAGTAGGACCAGCGGCGGACAAGTCCAAACAACCACAGTTCCTTCTAATAATATTAATGCTACAACTACTGCTCTTAATAATTCACAATCTTCTATAAATGTATTGAAGAATTTAACGAGAGGTCAGTAAGATGGCATTTGACATAGATGTACTAAAAGCAAAATTCCGAAAGAAAGGCTTCACAGAAGCCAAGGCAGATTCGTTTGCTAGAGAAATAACTAACGTAGCTAGAAGTTATGGAGTTAGTCCTTATGCACTAGTTGATGAAATTGGCCCTAACTTTGACTTAAATGATTTAGGCGCATTCGTAATTAATAGTTCTTTGAGATTTGGGTACCAGACTGGTAAAATAAAACCATCTAAACCTAACACACTGGTTCAAAGAGCAATTATTAAATGAAGCAAAAGTATCATCAAGGAAAATATACAATAAGAAACCCACAGAAATATTCTGGTAAGGGAGAACCTACCTTTAGAAGCAGTTGGGAGCAAACTTTTATGAATTTCTGTGATGATAATCCAAGTGTTGTTGCGTGGGCAAGTGAACCTTGCAAAATAACCTATCAAAATCCAATGACTGGAAAAGTTACTGGGTATGTTCCTGACTTTATTATCGTATATATGGATAAAAAAGGAAATAAGAATGCAGAGTTAGTCGAAATTAAACCTGCAACACAATCTAACCCAGAATTAGCAAGAAGAAAAACAGATAAATCGGCAGTTGTAGTTAATTTTGCTAAATGGGATGCCGCAACTCAATGGGCAAAGAAACGAGGCATGCGTTTTCGTGTTTTGAATGAAGGTGATATATATCAAAATACTAAAAAACCAAAACCAGTAAAGGCTAAAGTTAAAAAACCTAAACCTATTAAAAGAAAAAAGTAATAGTTAAAATAGATTGATAAATACTATTAACTACTGATATAATAGGAGCAACAAATGACAAAGAAATTAGAAGAAACATTTAATATCTCTAGTAGTGATGAAATTGAAAAAATTATCGCAAATGAAGATGATATTGATGAAGGTGTGCCTACTATAGAAGAATCTACTGAAATATCCAAAATAATTAATACTGAAATGAAGAATGCAGAGAAAATTGATGCTTCTTTGCCTATGGTATCAGATTTAAATGAACACGATAGAGAAATGGATGATATTCATGGCAAGGCTATGCAGACATTTGAAGATTTATTGCAATTAGGCATGAATGTGGAAGTACACGCTGGTGCAAAGATATTAGAAACTGCAAATCAGCTATTAAAAACAGCAAAAGAGGCTAAAGATAGCAAAGTAGACAGAAAATTAAAAATGATTAATTTGCAATTACAAAAAGCAAAGCTAGACCATCAGAAAGATAGAGATTTACTTAAAGATGATGACGAAATTGAAGCTGAAGGCTCTTTAAATATGGATAGAAACGAATTATTAAAAAGAATTGCTTCTGCACAAGCAGTTGCCGATGAAGCAACCGGTAAAAAATCAGAAAAAAATAACAAAAATGATAAATAAGAGTAGTACGTTGGAGAGCAACATGAAAAAATTTAAAGAATTTTTAATAGAGTCAGAAAAAGAACATAAACACACATTGCGTTTTTGCTGTGAGTTAGATGCGAATGCAGAAGATAGAATTGAAAAGTTTCTAGGCAAATATGACCTTAGAAGCATATCAAAAACATCTACTACTCCAATCGCAAAGAACCCAATGTTTTTTAAAGAAGTAGAAAATTCAGAAGTATCTAAAATTGACATTGTTACTGGTTATCCGGTATCAGCCGACATCTTACGTCAGCAACTTTCAGATTTATTAGGTATGCATCTAACACATGTTGCAGTACATCCAGAAGGATGGGAACCAAAAGAGGAAGTAGAAGCAGAAGATAAAGAAGCATTACTTACTTCCGAAGAAGAATCAAAATCAGACAATGGTGAAAACTATGGTCGTACTTTTGTAGACGATTTTCTAAAGTCATTAACACCAAAAGAAAATGACACAGTAGAAAATGAATTAAGTCCGAAAGAAGTACGAGACCAAGCACCAGAACAAATGGATACAGAAGAAAAGTCTAGTCCATCTGTTATCTCAGGAGATAAAAAATGAGCAAACATTATAATTTAACTGTTACTGATGATAACGGAAAATCAGTTACTACATCAAACACAAGTACAGAACATTCAGAAGAAGTTTTACGTATGATGCAATTAGCAGGTATGCAAGATTCGTCATGTGGGTGCGATGAGTCAATCGAAGAAAACGAATATCAACCAACACCAGCTAACGATAAGTTAGATTTAGATGACTACTCAAAGAAATCTCCAGAAAGCATTTCAAAACAATCCAAAAAGTTACAACCTTCAAGAGGTGATAACCCATTAGAGTATTCACTAGACGAAAGTGAAATTTATGAATCACTAATGGCTGAAATAGAAAAAGTAGAAGAAAAGAAAGCAAAGCCTGACTTTGCTGATATCGATGGTGATGGTGACAAAAAAGAAACAATGAAAAAAGCGGCTAAAGATAAAAAAGAAAAAGCCGATGAATCAATCAATGAAGCAAAATGTGATTGTGATTGTGGAAAAGACCCATGTGAAGAATGTGGTAAGTCTCATCATAAAGTAAATGAATCAGAACTAGAAGGCGAGTTTAAATCACCAGAAGGTGGCCCACTATCATACAAGAGAGTAGGCGAATATACATATATTGTTAA